AGTTGCAGCCCCTCTTCGGAGGGGCTTTTCACTATCAAGTAACCGTCATGTCGATTACTACTTTTCGTCTCGCACGCGAGCAAGAAGAGGCCAAACTGAAAGCTGAGGCCGAGGCTCCCGCTGAGGCAGTTGCCGAGGTAGCTGCTGAGGAAGCTCCTGCTGCTTGCCCTGCACCCGCGCCCAAGGCCCCTGCGGCCAGCGCCAAGACCAAGACCACTACTGTCAAGGGCTGAGCCCTAGAGAGGCGTCACGATGGCCTTCGTATCGACCCTGGGAGCTGCTAACGCCAACTCCTTTATCAGTGTTGCGAGGGCCACCACGCTTCTCGGCGAGCTTCCCGTGAGTGCTGGTATCACAGCTTGGCTCACGTTGGGCGACACACAGAAAGAGCAGACGCTTGTTGCTGCAACGATGACGATCAACCCCTTGAAGTGGAAGGGGTACGTCGCTGATGCTTCGCAATCTTTGAGCTGGCCGCGCTTGATCAAGGTTGATGGGCGCCAGCTACCAACAGATGAGCTGCCAATTGATTTTGAAATTGCCGTTGCTTACATGGCGGCGTTTCTCGGAAGCGGGGGCGGATATACAGCGGTCGCTGTCAACGATGGTGGTGCAACTCTTCGTAGCACGAATCAATACGAAGAAGTTGAGCTTGGTGATGGGGCACTGCGTGTTAAGTTCAAACAGGGCGATATTCCGCAAACTGGCGTTGACTACATTCCGCCGTTTGCAATGGATATTTTGTATCGCTACATGATTGATCCAAGCTTCCATCAGCCGTATGTGAGTCGCACGAGCACTGCTCGCATTGATCCTTACTACGGCGCTGGTGCATTCCGTCCAAATCGCATTCGCTTCGCCGGTGGGCAGGTTTTTCCTGCTACTGGTGGTTGGTACAGCAATCCGCTGTGATGAGTCATGTCACTTATCGATGACATCTTTTCCTCAATCCCCGCCCCGCTGATCACTCAGTTTGGGATTGATGCAACGTATCTAAAGGCGTCGGGACAAGCAGTTTACACACCCGAAACCGGAGCAGTCTCAAATACAGTTGTTGAAATTCCAATCAAAATCGTCATCTCTGAATTAAAGCCAGAAGAAATGCAGGGTCTGTATCAGCAGACAGATGTGAAAATCTTGATTGCCGCCAGTTCGCTTTTGGGTTATTTCCCGCAAACGACCGACTCGATTCGCTATTCGCAAAATGGTGTGAATCGCACTGCAAAGATTATTAGGACGTTTTCGTATCGAGGCGATAACGCTATTATGCACTCAGTTATCGGGAGGTTGAGTTGATATGGCACCAAGATCTGCAAGGCGAATAAGCTCAACGCAGGCAGCAAAATTTAAGGCTTCTGCTGAAAAAAGCATCGCCAATCAAGCAAAAAAAGATGTAGAGAAGAAGCTTGCGCGTGGGATTCAAGAGTTTGCCGTTAGATCAATGAATACTCTTGCGCAGGAAGGCCCTGCGTGGACGGGTGAATTTTCCGCATCTTGGGGCTTTGCGCCAGAAGGTCGCACGCCTAACACACCTGGTATAACTGGCAGAATTTATAAATACACTAAGAATGATGTACTGCTTAGAGATGTTCAGCGATTTATAGCAGATGGTGTAACCCGTTTCAGTATCGTTAATACTTCACCTCATGCCGCGATTGCGATTGACGAAGAGAAGGGTGTATTCAAGAACGACGGCAGCACCCCGCTAAAGGAACGAGAGCTTGGCTCTGGCCGGGATCAGCCAAGCCTGCGATATGACATTGGTGAAATTGTTACTCAAGAGTCCGAGTCTTCTGCCTCAAGAACAGCAGATCCAGATTGGTATGCCACTTATTTGCTTGGTGGTGGTCTGCAAAAAGATTTAAGCAGTGGATTTTCTTTTGGTTTTGAGAGGGCGCAGCAATGAACTATCAATCAATCCGCGCCAAAATTGAAGGCCCACTGCTTACCGCTTACAACACACAAAGCCCTCCAGTCCCTGTTTACTTTGATAACATCACTGCGGTTCCACCTGATCCGCCGAATGAATACGTTCGCATTAACGTAACATTCGGACTCACGACAGAATCGACTCTTGATGGTTCTCTTGATTATGCAAGAGGCGCGCTAATTATTCGTTGTTTTGCTCCCAAAAGCGCAGGACCAGCCCGCTGTCAGCAATTAATTCAACTTGCAAAACAAACCCTTGATACACTGAATGCTGCCAATAAAACTTCGACGACTACTTACGTTAGAACCGGTGCGATTACTGGCCCGTCTTTTCAATCTCCAAACGACTCCCCTCACTTCATCGGGCGAATTGATACCGGCTGGCAGGCCAGCGTGAAATAATCGCTAACCTGTATCTAGCTGGGCAGTGCCCACTAAGCCACTACCCCTGAATTGTCATGGCAACCGTTCTGTCCGGCGTTTCTGGCGCCTTCTACTACAAGCCTGCGGGCACCACAGCAACTTTTGGTGAGTCCAACGTGACCACTGGCGCAGGAACCAGTGAAATCAACGTTGGCCCTAATTTCAACTTCAAACCAGGCGATCCGATCAAGTTCAACTTCCGCAATACCCAAAGCGGAGCAGTTGGAACCGGAACTCTGCCTTCTCCTCTTTCCTCGGCCACCACTTACTACGTGCTGACCTACAGCAACAGCACTGGTGTTCTGACATTTTCTGCATCCGCCGGTGGAGCTGAAGTTGATCTGACCGATGACGGCACTCTTGCTGCGCCCAACAAGTTTGAAGTTTTCTACGCTAGCTACGCAGTTGTGGCAGAAGTGCGCGACTGGAGCCTTGAGATCTCCCGCGCTGAGATTGACGTGACCACCATTGGTCAGACTCTTGGCCAGTATGTGCCTTTCCGTAAGTACATCTCTGGCTTTGGTGATGCAAATGGCACTGCGAACGTCTACATGACCGACGAAGACAACGCTCTTGCTAATCGTCTCGTGCAAGACGTGCTGCTGCGCAAGCAGGTTGGCGCTGGCATGAAGCTCTACTTGGAGCGCATTGAGTCTGGCGGCACTGTGGATGACACTAAGTCTCGCTCGATCGAGATGCCTGTCACCCTGACCTCGGCCTCTCTGAACGTGAACCCGGATGATGCCCAGTCTGTTGCTATCAACTTCCGTCCTTCGGAAGCTGTGAGCTTCGACTTCGCCACCACCTGATCCATCGCTTGATCCACTGCCCCGCTTCGGCGGGGCTTTTCTTTTATTCGAGTACGACCATGCCTGATGCTGTTGTCCACGGAACGCTGCCTACGGGCGCAGCAAAAGAAATTGACGCAACCAATGATGGAAAGCTTGAGGTTGATGCAAGTTTTTCTGGCGTTTCAGTTGATGCTTTCGCAAGACTCAGGACTTCTAGTCCGCTGACACTTTTTGATTCGAGTCATCGCTATTCGGATAATGGGCTATGGGCAACAAGTACGGCGAATAGTGGTGCCGCAACTTTTTCAGCCAATGAAGGACTGGTTAATCTATCGGTAACAACCGCTTCTGGGTCGAAGGTCTACAGAGAAACCACAAAGTGTTTTAGCTATCAGCCAGGAAAATCTTTGCTTGCGCTGAATACTTTTGTGATGAATCCAGCGAAAGCGGGTCTTAGGCAGCGCAGTGGATATTATGGCGCCGCCAATGGCATCTTTTTGGAGCTAGATGGATCGACGCTTTCTTTTGTTGAGCGCAGCTCTGTTAGCGGATCTGTCGTCGAAACAAAAGTTTCTCAGGCGAATTGGAACAACGACAAGCTTGACGGATCAGGAGAGTCAGGGCTGACGCTTGATCTTGTAAAAGCCCAAATTATGTGGATGGATATTGAGTGGCTCGGTCTTGGTACTGTTCGCTTGGGCTTTGTTATTAATGGCGTCTTTATTCACTGCCACTCCTTTCATCATGCAAACTTAATCACATCTACTTATATTACTACCGCCTCACTTCCTTTGCGCTACGAAATTGAAAATACCAGCGAAACGGCAAGCGCTAGCACTATGAAGCAAATCTGTTCAACCGTTGTTTCTGAGGGCGGCTATGAGCTTCGTGGATTACAACAAGCCATTTCTATTCCTTTGAGTTCGCCAAGAACCCTCGGGACCGCTGGTACCTTCTATCCCGTTATCTCGCTTCGACTAAAATCGACCCGCCTTGATGGAATTGTAATTCTCACTGCAATCTCACTGCTTGCTGTTTCTACTGGAAACTTCAATTGGCAAGTTAGAGCAAGTGGCGCGACAACTGGTGGAGCCTGGGTTAGCGCAGGAACTGGTAGTTCGGTTGAGTATAACATTAGTGGAACATCTTACGCGAATGGAAGAATTGTTGCTAGCGGCTTTTTTAGTTCAACAAATCAAAGTGGCGCAAGTGTTGACATCCTAAAAGAGGCTTTGTTTAAGTTTCAATTGGAGCGAGATTCATTTACCTCCACCCCTTATGAGCTGACTCTTGTGGTAGCTTCCGATGGAGCGGATGATCAAGTTGTCGCTTCAATGGATTTCGAGGAGATCTCTCGCTGATTGCGATAAGCACACCTTTGATCTATAGTTCAAGCTGACCACGGTTTTTCTATGGCCGCCACCCCTACTCCTTCTTCCCCAATGAGGGCGATTGACCGCCTGCGCAAGGCATCTAATTTCGAGCCAATTAAACAAGTTGTTGAGCTTGTTGATGGTAGCGAGTTTGTATTTTATGCCACGCCATTGACAGCGGCTGAACGCGAGAAAGCGCAAAAGGATGCAAAGTCCGATAGCGCCAATGATTTTGCAATGCAGCTATTGATCTCCAAGGCTCTTGATGAAAACGGCGAACGACTGTTTAAGTCTGGAGACGCTGCTGTTCTGCGCAGGGAAGTAGAAGATGAAGACGTGCAGAAACTGATCCTGTGTGTTCTTCGCCCTCGTGGCTCGGAGGATGTAGAGCCCGATTCTAAAAGCGATTGAGCAGGAACTTGAGTCTGATAATAGACTTTACTTTCAACTTTCGCTTGCCGAGACCCTCGGGTGTACGCTGTTTGACTTAAAAAACAAAGTCACCGACGAAGAGATGCTTCTTTGGGCCGCTTATTTTTCTATTAAAAACAAGCGGCAAGAGAAGGAAATGGAAAAGATCAAGAGGAGGCGTTAGGCCTCTTCTTTTTTGTCCATCTTGGCGTTGTTAGCGCTTCTTCTACCGTCCATCCTTGTCGAAGTCGATACGAGATGGTTGTTTCGTGTAAGCCAGTTTCATTTGCCCAGTCTTTTATTACTTGACGCTTTCCATTGAATTCAAGCCATACATTATTTCTCCTGTTTCTGCTCTGCCCCTTGTTGTCTCTCCATTCACAGTTCCAAGGTGCGTACGGGCCATCGTTATTGATTCTGTCCAAGCTTTTTCCGTCAGGCCTATCTCCCATATCCGCGTAAAAGTTTTCAAATTTCTGCCATCTTTCGCACACGCGAATTCCCCTTCTACCATAAAGATCATAGCCTTTGCAATTTGGGTTTTGGCAGCGATCCTTCATGGCTGTCCATATTTTATAGACTGGATCACTTGATTTTTTATGTTTTGACATTTTTGTCGATGCACTATCTCGCTGCAGACATCCACAGCTTTTGGTGGCGCCGCTAAGAATTGCATATCTGTCTATTTCTTTTTCGACGCCACAACTGCAGCGACAAAGCCAATGCCTATATTCTTTGCCTTCTCCTAAAATTTCTAGTCGTCCAAAAACGGTGCCAACGGGTGGTAAAGTTCCTTTCATCAGTTCAGTGTGTTGAGCTGGTCACGCCTTGGGGTCGTCACACCGCCAAGGCACCAAAATTGTACAGCAGCCGCCTCTCTAGGCGGCTTTTTCATGCCTGAGTAGACTACCGAGAGGTCTAGGTCGAACAACGTGGCTCAAGTCCCTGCTGTTGTTAGCGTAGAAGTTAAAGGTCTATCTAAGCTTGACAAAGTTATCAGCAAGGCGAGCCAGCTTGAAAATATTGTAGCAAATATCACTAGATCACCACTAGAAATTAACGTAGCAAAAGCAACTAATCAGCTTGATTCGTTAGATTCTGAGCTAAAAGGTGTTTATGCGACAATTGCTAATTCACAGCGAAATTTAGAGAAAGCTGGAGATTCAATTAATTCATACGCCTCTGCAATTGCTGAAGCGCAAACAAGGCTTTCAAAATTAAATCCAAACACTGTTAGATATAATCAAGTACTAAAAAAACAACAAGATGCAATAAAAGGCTTGGCGCAAGCGCAAAGAGACCTAAAAACCGCTGAGTCGAGTATTGAGTCATCTGAATCGCAAGCAAAAATCCTCGCCAATGCTGTAGGTAACGCTAGAAGAGCCAAGCAGGCAGCGGAGGCGATTAATCAACTTGCTGATGACTACCTAAGACTAGGTGCTGCGCAGCAAAGAGGGGTAAAGGGCCAGATTCTCAAGCAGCAGCTAGCTCCGACAATATCTCAGTTGAAGGCACAAGCAGATGGGCTGCAGCTTGTTGCCAGTAATTCACGCATAGCTTCATCTGAATTTAATCGTTTTGCTATTTCGTCTGAACTTGCCAGCCAAAAACTATTCGATGCTAGGCAAAAGCAATTAGGCGCCTTGGCGTTTGGCCTTTCCGGGCAGGCTCCCAAGGTAAACATAGGGACGGGGGGAGAGAGTTCAATTGCTGGGGCGAGAAACCTCGTCACCTCAGCGATTGGCTCTTACGGGCAAATTACCAAAAGTGAAGCAGCTCTTTCTTCCTATGCAGAGCGCCTTCGGTCTCTTCAGTCGCTTGTACCTTATACCAGTAACGAGTTTCGTGTTCTTGAGGAGGCACTGGCTGGCGTCAATCAAGAACTTTCCGAAATCGGGTTGCGTGGTCAAAAATCTGCAATCCAAACTCTTTCTGGTCCTGCCACCGACCTCGGTAGCTTGAGGGCCTTTCAGCTAAGGGAATCATTTCAGAAAAAAGTCAACGATCAGCTTAATCTTCAAGATTCAATTCAAGAAAGAATTTCACAAGCAACTCTGTTTGATTTTCAGAAGAAAAAACTGACACTGCAGCTCGATGAAGCTGTTGCTGCTCTTGCTGAGAACAGGCTTGGCGACGCACAAAGGCTGACGAGGGAGATTGATCGTCAGCGCATCTCGATGGAGCGCATGAATCGTGCCGCTCAGAAGCCCCAGGTTTTTGGTGCTCTTGGGACTGCATTCCTGCCAGTTACTGGCGAAATGCCGGGCGGAGCATTGGTGTCTGGATCTCCTGCAGCAAAAGCCGCAGAAGCAAAATCAGCAGCCGCAGAAGCAAAAGCAGCAGTTGCTCTTGCCAAGAAAAAACAAAAAGCGATCGAAGACGAAGCAAAAGAGTTAAGGAAGAGCGAGCGGGCTGCAACTGCTCTTAACAAGCAAAAGCTGAAGGCGCTTGACGATGAGGCCAAGAGGCTTCGCCAAGAGACAAGCAATGCAGTTGCTCTTGCGCAGCAAAAAATGCGCGAGGAAGAGCGGGCAATCGCTCAAGCATGGAAGATGCGTGGAGGCCCGGCTCTACCTCCTTCTATGGGTGGTGGCACTGCTGGGGTTCGCGGCCAAGCGTTCCGCGCTGGTGGCCCTGGTGCCGCTACAGCAGCACTAAGCGCACCGAAGCGAGTTGAGTCACTTGTTCGCTCTACGCAGTTAGCGCAAGAAAAGCTGCTTGAACTCGAGATTCGCGGTGTTGATGTCAGCGCAGAAAAAGCTTCGGCCCAGAAAATTATCAACTCGCTAAAAGCCAGCGATTTGCAAATCTCTGATCAGCTTTTGAACAATGCTGATGACGAGCTGAATCTGATCCGAGATGTTCTCAGGTTTGAGAAACAAAGACTGACGAATAAGCGATTGCTTGAGGGTGGTGGTAGCGCTGGACCAAAATCAAGCAAGGAATCTGGCTTCCGCGCAGCATTAACTTCAGAGGAGATCGGAGCAAAGATTAATCAAATTGTCAGTGACTTTAATAAAGTTGTTTCTGGGGGCGGCAAAACCGGTAAGGGCGCTGGCGCAAATGTCGTCAGCACATTGCTGTCTGAAGCGCAGGCAGGTGTCCCGAAAGCCTCTGCCGCTGGCGAACAGCTCGGCAAGGCAGTTGAAGACGGCCTAAATGATGGCCTTGGCATCCAAAGCCCGTCAAAGGTTGCAGTTGAGGCGATGTTGAATGTAATCAACACGCTTACTAATACCGCTAGGTCTGGAAAAGCAAAAGTACAGGCGGCCCTGAAAGATCTGATAGCGCCAGACCTTGGCAAAATTGGCATTGATTCGATTAGCGAGACTCTTCAGCAAGGCAAAATTGAGAACATTCAGGAGATCTTGCCAACTAGCCTTTCTCGCTCACTTGCACCTCGAAATGCTCCATTCCAGACGGGAATTGATCCAGCGTATTTGGCGAATGTTCTTGGTTCTCCTTTAACTCGCGGGCGTCCCTCTCCGGCTGAAATATTTCCTGCCCCCGCTGCGCGTGTTGGCGCTCCCGGAT